GAAGAATATGATGTAGACAATTATGACGATTATGAAAGTTTTATATCTTTTATGAGAAGTTATAGTAAAGAATTATCAGAGGCAACTTGTGATTGTATGACTGAAGCAGAATATAGAGGCAGAAATGTTCCTTTGGGTAAACCAATGAGAGGTGATGTTAAGAAATTTAAAGTATATGTAAAAAATCCTGCAGGTAATGTTGTTAAGGTAAACTTCGGTGACCCTAATATGAGAATTAAAAAATCTAACCCTGCAAGAAGAAAATCTTTTAGAGCAAGACATAGATGTGATAATCCAGGACCAAGACATAAAGCAAGATACTGGAGTTGTAGGAAATGGTAATATTTGGCAAAACCAAAAATTTTCCATATATTTAAAAATTAGAATTATATAAAATGGCAGATAAATCAATATTTAGTAGGTTACAGAAATTATTTTCAACAAATACAATTGTTCGTAAAACTGAACAGGGTGTAAAAGTCATAGATACCGATGAGTATCAAAATATGACAACTAACCTTGTTGACCGTTTTATGAAATTAAAGGTAACTAATTATGGCACTGGTCATATAGAGTCATCTTTGGCATATCAACAAGTTAGAATTGATTTATTTAGAGATTATGATTCAATGGACACTGACCCAATTATTTCAGCTGCATTGAATGTTTACGCAGATGAGTGTACAGCTAGAAATGAATTTGGAAATGTTTTGAAAATCCATCATGAAGATGAACACATCAAACAAGTATTAGAAAATTTATTTTACGATATTATTAATGTTGAATTTAACTTATGGCCATGGGTTAGAAATTTGGTAAAATATGGTGATTTTTATCTACAATTAGAAATGGCTGAAGAATTGGGTATTGTTAATGTTAACCCACTTTCAGTATACGAAATGAGTAGAGTTGAAGGATTTGATCCAGAAAATCCACAAAGAGTTAAATTCGTATATGCTCCTTATCAAAACCCAAATAGTGGATATTCTGCAAATAATAAAAAAGAATACGAAAACTATGAAATTGCACACTTTAGATTAAATGGTGATGCAAACTTTTTACCTTACGGAAAAGCAATGATTGAGGGTGGTAGAAGAGTTTGGAAACAATTACAATTGATGGAAGATGCAATGTTAATTCATAGAGTAATGAGAGCTCCTGAAAAGAGAATCTTTAAAGTGGATGTTGGTAATATCCCACCAAACGAAGTGGATAACTACATGCAGAAGATTATCAACGCATCTAAGAAAGTTCCATTCGTTGATGAAAGAACAGGAGAATATAACTTAAAATACAATATTCAAAACTTAATTGAAGACTATTACATGCCGGTTCGTGGTAGTGATAATGGAACTTCAATTGACACATTGAAAGGATTGGAATATAATATGATTGATGACATTAACTATTTAAAAAATAAGTTGATGGCAGCTTTACAAATTCCAAAAGCATATTTAGGATACGAAGAAGATACAAATGGTAAAGCAACTTTAGCTGGAATGGATGTTAGATTTGCAAAAACAATTGAAAGAATCCAAAGAGTAATTGTATCGGAATTAACAAAAATTGCAATTGTTCACTTATATGCACAGGGAATTGATGATGATAGATTAACATCTTTTTCATTAGAATTGACAATCCCATCTAAAATATATGAACAAGAAAAGGTTGAATTATATACTTCAAAAATTGCATTGATTCAACAAATGCAATCAACTAAAATGGTTTCAAAAGAATGGATGTATGAAACAATACTTAATATGGCCAAAGACGAACAAGAAAAAATGGCATTACAAGTATTGGATGATACAAAACAAATGTTCCGTTTAACATCAATTGAAACACAGGGTATGGACCCGGCAAAACCATCTGGTGTTGATGATACTACTAATGTTGAAAATGAGATTGAAAGCATAAATTCTCAGTTATCAAATGAAGTAGATTTAGGTGGTAGACCAAAAGATGCAATCAGATATGGTAAAGATGACCATCCAGAAGGAAGAGACCCGTTGGGTATCAAAACTCTAAAAGCAAAAGAAGGTTCGGTAAAAAAATATAAACCAAGAGAATCATATTTAGAAATTTTCAAAGATATGAAAGGTAATAAAAAAACAATTTTAACCGAAGATTTAACAAAAGAGTAATAAACTAACGGAAAAGTATATTTATATCTGATTAATAATATCAATTGATGAAAAAAATTAAACATTCTAAATTTAAAAATACAGGTTTTATATTTGAATTACTTGTAAGACAAATTACATCTGAAATTATGTCTTCAAATAAATCTGTGGCAGAAAAGATTTTAAAAGAACACTTTAATTCTAAAAAAGAATTATCTAAAGAATTAAAATTATACCAATATCTTATTAATGAAAAATATAATTCAGAAAGTAAAGCTGAACAATTCATCAATACGATATTAGAAGCTCGTAAAAAAATAGATGAGAAAAAACTTACAAAAGAAAAATACAATCTTATAAAAGAGATTAAGGAAACTTATAATTTAGATGAGTTTATTAAATCTCCTATTTCCAATTATAAAACATTGGCATCTATCTATAAGATATTTGAAACCGTAACTGTTGACGAACAATTCGACCCAACGGATATCGTATCTTCTAGATTTACTATTGCTGAAAACATTATCAATACTTCTATTCAAAATAAAGATGCAAAAATCAAAGATGCAGTTTTGGAAGAATATAGAAAACAAGATGAAGATTTAAGAGCAGTTTCTTACAAATTATTGGTAGAATCATTTAACAACAAATATAAGAATTTATCAACAGAACAAAAAACATTATTGAGAGAATATATCAATAATATAAACAATACTGGTAAATTAAATGAATTTGTTAATAAAGAAGTTTCTACATTAATTGAATCATTGAAAGAAGTTAATACACAAATTACTGATAAGGTTACAAAAATTAAATTAACAGAAACAATTTCTAATATAAAGAAAATAAAATCTGTTAAAAAAATTAAAGAACAACATTTGTCTGCAATGATGATGACTTATGAATTAGTAAATGAATTAAGAAATGCCAGCAAAAAGTAAAGCACAACAAAGATTTATGGGAATGGTTCATGCCGTTCAAAAAGGTGATATGGAAGCTCCGTCTCCTGAAGTTGCAAAAGTTGCAGCTGATATGGATGATAAATCTGCAAAAGACTTTGCATCTACAAAACATAAAGGATTACCAAATAAAATTAAATCCGAATCAATCGAAAAACTTAAAGAAATTATTAAGGGTATGATTGATGAGATGAACACAACTGCAAATGTACAAGGATATAACACTCCGTATGCATTTGGTAAACCTGGTAATCAAAAGAAAAAAGGTAAAAAACAAGCGGATTTAACAGGATATAGTGTAGTTAATGAAAATCGATGGATTGAATTAAAAAAAGAAGATTCTCCTGCATACATAAAAGTTAATAAAGGAATTTCTAATATCAATAAACAACTTGCAGAAATTGAAAAATTTATGGGTTGGTATGGTAGATTGAAACAAGAGAATGGTGTAAGTAATCAAAATTTCTGGAAAAGGACAAATAAACATATTTATACTATAAAAGAGAGATTACTTAAATTAGAACAACAAATCAGAAAAATTGCACAATAAAATGAATTTAGAACAATTAAGAAATATCGTTAGAGAAGTATTAGATGAGTCCAAAGATGACTACGAAAAACTTTTTAGACATATGTTGAAAAGAACACATAAGTCTTTAAAAGATATGGACGCAAATCAAAAGTCTAAATTTTTTACCGCAGTAGATAAAGCATATAAAGCTAAGAACGAAGGTAAATTATCAAACTTACCAGAAGAATTAGTAGGTAACCAACATAAGTTAGATATGGATGGTGATGGTGAAATTGAAGCATCTGATTTGGAAAAATTAAGAAATTCTAAATAATGAATAAAGGATTATTAATAGAAACTCATTTATTTGAGGCAAAACTTCAAAAAGAAGAAAACGGAACTTACTTAGTTAAAGGTATTCTTCAAAGAGCAGGTGCCCCAAACCAAAATCATAGAAGATATCCAAAAGAAATTTTAGAAAGAGAATGTAAAAAATACGAAACTCTTATCAAAGAAAGAAGAGCATTGGGTGAATTAGACCATCCAGATTCTCCGGTTATCAACTTAAAAAATGTGTCACACAACATCAGAGAAATTTGGTGGGAAGGTGATGATGTTTGTGGTGTAGTAGAAATTCTTTCAACTCCATCTGGAAATATCCTTAAAGAATTATTAAAAAATAACATTCGTTTGGGTATTTCTTCAAGAGGACTTGGTTCAGTAAAAGAGATGAGAGATGGTACTGTGATGGTTCAAGAAGACTTTGAATTGGTTGGATGGGACTTTGTATCCAATCCATCAACACATGGTGCATTTATGGCCCCATTACAAGAATCAAAACAATGGGCTCAACAAGCCGAAGAATGTGGTAAGTGGTGCAAGTCACAAGAT